TTTGTTTCGCTTGTTTCGAGCCATGTTGCAATCGCAGCAATATCGTGGGGCTCTGGCTGGGATAGTACCGCGTCGACTTCTCGACTGTGCAACAGCGCGACAAATTTCGACAAGTCATTACCAGAGAATGTGGTGGTTTTTCCCTCGTGTTTTATCTCATGCTGTGCAAGTTGGATGAACGCCCATAGCAAGCCCGTTATACTCTCTTCTTTGATGCACTTTGCAATTTGGTTATGTGGTTTCAATAAGTAGGTACCTTTTTTGGGCATGGTAAAAACTCCTGTATATCTATATCGTGGTACTGTTAGACCGTTTACAAAACAGATGTAACCCTATCACAGTATACCCAGTATACACAAAAAACCCCTATCGTCATTTGATAGGGGTCTAGTGGTGTTAGTGTTGCTGGTAGTTAACAGGATACCAATATAAGTATAAGCAAATAAACCGCCAATGTATCTCTATCCATGGCACCACCTCAGAACATAGGGGAAATAGACAACAGCAAGCATAAACCCGGATAGTAATAACATGAAAATAATTACACTATCGATCAACTGTTCTTTATTCATATGTAACTCCAAGTACGCGGGCGCGGTTGATACGCTGGGCAAGTGAATTCATAGATTCATATGTGTATACAAGGTGTTCACCGTTGGCACCAATGACCACAACACAATCAAATTGTGGATGTATGTCTAGTTTATAAACATGGTCTATATTTATCCAGGTTTGATTTTTGTATGTGTTGATTACGTCTATCATTGTACACCCCCAACAAACAAAGAAACACAGGTTTCGTATGACTGTATGAAATCATCATGTAATTGTTTGTCTGTTGCCGTGGCTCGTTTACCTTGCAACAAAATAACCCGGTGTGTATCTAATGGTCTAACGTCGTGCGCGTCTCCATCTCCAAAAATGGAAGGGTGTTCACTGAGTAGACGTTTTTTATCTTGTTTAGTTACAACGATTGCAACGCGATCAAATGAACTATGAATTTTCTTTGTTGTCTCACTGTATGAGTATGTGAGGTGATACGACTTCCAAGGATTACGGACCACGGGATATTTGGTGTAATCATAGAAACCAGCTAGACCGTTAAAGTCTTGAACTATCAAATCCATGTTCAACACCTTGTAAAATGGTAAGTCAGATGTACCATTAAGACGGATATACAATGATTTATCATCAATAGAAGCCCGAAAACATGCCAGATATAACTCGCGTAACATATCAATTAGGTATCGCTCTGTATAATGGTACAGTGCTAGAGTTCTATTTTCAATGGTTGCACGGTGAAACATGCCGAGGTGACCAGTAAAAGCAATGCAACCGTGTTTACACTTGCCCGCAAATTTGCAAGTGTTAATGCCTTCGATATGCGTGGACGGTGCGAGATATAGACCGGTAACCCCAACGTTTTTAAGGCCTTCAGTTTTTCCCCACTTGACGGACGCTGACAGAATAGAACGACGGCGGCCAGATTTGGAAACAGTATATTTCTCGTAGGTCTCAACAGGTAGAAGTGTCGTTCTGTTGTCAGACATCGAACGCCTAAACGCTGCGATATTTTTTGAGATGATGTATTTTGAAAAGTCCATGATAATTATCCTTGTTTGGTAGGTTTATTATAGAATACTGTATTGTATTCACTCCTATATTATACATGATTGACGTGTAAAATCTATAGTTATTTTGAATGTTTACATTTAGTTACATCGTTGTTTTTACAGCAAATTCTGGGGTAGAAACGAAAATTACAAATGCGTTATGCAGTCGGGGTGCACGGTGTATTGTATTACATTGGAGCGAGTTATCACTGGAGCGATTTTGGTATTCATGGTAGTGCTGGTGGTGGTACATAGAAAAGAATTTTATATTTTATTTGACACTGTAGATAAAATACTATAGACTGTTTACAGATAGTTCAACTATCTACCAACCTACCAACCTACCACAGGAGTAAACCATGACCAAGATTGTACTTGTAACATACGGAGGTGGGACCATTCGCTGGTTCCCCTATTCACTGGAAACCCTTGAAGATCTAGCAGCTGACAGCAACTGCATCGAGGACATACAAATCATCAAATGTGGTGTAGACAACACCCAAATCATCATCACCAAAACGGTATAGGAGCCTACCATGAAAAAATACTTATTCACCATTACACTGCTCGACCACAGTATCGAACAGACTGTAGCCTACTGCGACTGCCCAATCACATGGGTGGTCGATAACTACCATCACGATGACATGCTCGACTGGGGCTGGATTGAGATGCTTGGAGGTGAACAATGATTCCATTTACAGAAGTATTGACTAGAGCGATTGAAGACTCACAGCATACACCAAATGAGGTTGCAGATTTGTGTGGTGTATGTATTCACACTCTAAGAGCATGGGTGGACGGTATTCACATACCCAAACGACAATACCTCAATCGACTGGCCGCCATTCTATATCCAAGTGCTTCCGTTCAAGGATACAACATTATGGTCAACACAATAAGAATGGAACAGGGGTGGTAAGCAATGATTCTATTGACACTGATTGCATCTAAGCAAAAGACCTTGGTTAACCTATCGACAATGCTCTACACTGCACCAAACAAGCTGGGTACAGAGATTGTCTATGAGAAGGGACGCGTCGCAGTCCTAGAGAGTTCAGAAGAGATTCTCAGACTTTGGCACGAATCTTGCACTAATAGTACTAATAGTACTAATATAGCAGAGCCAAAAAATACTACCCCTATTACCACCAACACTAATAGTACTAAAAATATTAGTGGTGGTGTTGTTGGGGAAGGTCAAGTTCTCATTGTAAATAACAATCCAATACCTGTAGACTCCTCAGTCAAACCACAACTGTACGACTACTGCAAAACTAATGAACCATTGCTCGACTTGCTTGGATACTGGATGAGCCTGTATGAAGAGCAGGGTGGGCAGCTGACCATGATAAGTGCTATCGACTTGGGTACACTCTCCAAGGTGGTCCGTACTGGAGCGATTGACAAAGCAATGGCTGTATTCGATTGGTTGTTTACCAGTGACCACTACCGTGCAATCTATCTACGCAACAAAGGGATGGTCAATCCAGCCGTGGTAGTCTCCTCAAGGAAACTGGACGCAAACTACGCACTCGCACAACAACAACCACTGCCAGCATTGCCAAAGAGCGTTCAGCGTCCATCTACGACTATCAACCCACACGACTTTGACGACAACGGCAACTTTATTGGAGGCAACAATGGCTAACAAACGTATGCTCGACATCGCCCTAGATATGTTTAGTGCGACGTTCAACAAAAAGGATGAATGGAAGGACCAAGTGTATCCCGTGTGGGATGCAGGTCTGGAGCGAGTTAAGGATGTGCATCTACACAAGGCAATACTCAATGTTTGCATGAAGAAGCACCAGTACCCACCTACACTCGGCCATGTTCTGGAGGAGGTTAAGGAGGTCATACGAGAACTTGGTGGGACTGGCATGGAAATGAAAGAATACAAGTTCTGCGATGACTGCCTACAGCGTGAAGGCATCCGTGAGATTAGTGCTCACTTTTGGGTTGGCACTACTGGCAGGATGAAAATTCACAACTGTGTAGCCAGATGCACTTGTAATGGAGCGAGTTTGAAATACCCGATGATGGGTACATGGGAAGCCTTGTACAACAAAATGATGCATGATGCCAGAATAACATTGAAGGCATGGAACATGAGTGATGGCGTTGTTCCTATTCTAACCATGAAACAACGAGAGCCTCATAACTATGAGCGTATGAAACGTGTACAGCAGGAGCGTGCGCACCAAGGTTTACCTAACCCATACATGGAGATTGCGAAAACAATGATTGACGGACGGTACGTACCTAGCGACGTCAACCCAATGCCGATGCCAAAAACATTTGACAAATCGACGACAGAACACTACAATCCTATACACACAGATACAGACATCGATCCAGATGACTGTATCTGGTAACCTACCAACAACAACGGAGTTCATTATGTTCCTAGAACATTTCCAACACATTATAAACCAAATCAAGGACAACGCTACCAAAAGCACCCTGCAAAAAGCATACACCATTCTGGTTGCTATTGATGCCCTGCATCCAGTACAAGACATGATCGAGGAATGGTACAAAGAACGAGCACCCAAGTTAGACCTACTCGAACAGTACAGGCAACTGGACTTGCAGATTGAGTCATACGGTATTGAACTGAAGCGGCTTGGATGGCTACACTGCCCAGAAACAACACCACCAAATTTCAATGGAGAGCGCGGTTGGATGCATCCATTCTATTGTCAACGTGGTCATCACCATATCCTCTATGTCAGCAACGATGTCAATGACATCGCATACGTAGATGTCACACTGTATCTAGATAAGGAAATGAAGTATCACGAAAACACATCTGTGGGTGCACTAATGGACTGGATGGATGGAGCCTTAGGAGAAAACCATGCCAACCATGACTGAAACCATCGAGGACATTGTTGAACATTGGAGACTCAAAGGCCTGTTTGATGACGACCGAGTAGAAACTAAAATGAAGGAAATGAAGTCCAACATGTTGCCAGATGGTAGCATGGTTGGACACTTTCCACGATGGACCGCTGTGATTGACCAGTCAGGATATACATGCACATGTCCTGATCACCAGTACCGTGGCAGCAAGTGCAAGCATCTTGGTGCACTGGCAAAGTCCATTAAGGACTCATGGGACAAGGAGTTCAAGAAGGGTGACAATGAAGATGGGTAGCCTGTTCAGTGGCATCGGAGGTTTGGATTTGGGACTAGAGAGATCCATACCAGGTTTGCAAACAGTCTGGCAGGTAGAGAAGGAAGAGTTCTGTCGTTCTATTCTGGAGCGACATTGGCCAAATACAAAACGATACAACAACGTGCTCCATGTAGGAGCAGACAACTTGGAACCAGTAGATGTCATATGTGCAGGTTTTCCGTGTCAATCAATTAGTATCTCGGGAAAAATGGAGGGGTTAGAAAATGAGGAAAAGTCTGGTCTTTGGTGGCACGTCCACCGACTTGTTAGCGAGTTTCGCTCCATCGGACACGAACCAATACTCGTGTTGGAAAATGTCGCAAACATCATTCGAGTGGGCGGACCCGACGTTGTTGGAAGTCTTGCCGCAATCGGGTATGACATCGAATGGACGACTATATCAGCTGCACAATGTGGAGCACCCCACCTCAGACGTAGGTGGTTTGGAGTCGCCTACCCAAGCACCATTGGATGCTACATGCGGAACGCAATGGCATTTGGAGAACTCGTTGACGGTCGATGGACTACTGCCGACACCAACAGCACACGAACACAAGTTCAGACTGAAGGGAAACAGCCAAGCGAGCAGATGTCTAGAAGCACAAGCAAGACGTACTGGCAAGGATTTCCAACTCAATCCCCAGTTTGTCGAAGAGATGATGGGATTCCCAATCGGGTGGACAGACTTAGAGCACTCGGAAATGCAGTCGTCCCACAATGCGCAGAATGGATAGGACAACAAATTATCAACTCAGGACTACTGGAGGTAGTATGTTCGCAAAAGAACTAAAAGAAACATTGTCTAACGTCAACAAATCACAACTTGCTAGAGTTCTAGGGTGCCATCGTGACACCATCGCAAAATGGGTGGTGGGCAAACAAACCCCTGGTGTAGCATATCTATTACGAATGTGCATTTACTTGTACCCAGAACAATGGGAGCAAGCATACCTTCGTTTCTCTGTGTTGATAGAGTCTGACAAATGAGTTACACTATCTGTACATGCTCCTTGCATGGTAGGTTTGGGCAGGGGTGGTTCCCTGCCCTTTTGTTTTAGTGGTGGTGGTGATGAATGGTTTTGCTTCATGGCTTAACAAAGCAATGCACCGAAATGCGGTCAGCACTACGTTTATGGCTGACAAGGCTGGGCTACATGTTAACACTATAAATAAATACCTGTCTGGAGCCTATGAGCCACGTATGAGCAACCTTATCGTGCTAGTTACAGTCATTGCCAATAGAGAGCATCGAAGCCCTACACAACTAATGTTTGAGGCTATTACCAGCATGGAAGAAATGAAAATGGTAGAGGCTAGATGGCGCAAAAAAATTAAAAGGAGTTCAGATGCTGGCCAGCTCTGAACTCCAGAAGTGAATTGGTGTTCAATATTTTAACGCTCTTCAGTTTCAGTGTCAACCAGTTCCTTGAGAACCTTATACAATAGGTTGATCAAATCAGCGGCTAACTCTTGACGTTCGTCCTTTGTTAATCCACCTCTAGAGTGTTGTACAAGTTTCTTAATAAACAAAACTAGTTCTGGTGTAAGTGCAAGTAAATCTGAATTCATGACTTTTTCCTTCTTAATGGGGTTACTCTTTTACCACGACCAACTCTACTCTTTTGTTTCACCTTAGAACGGTATTGAGACTTAGACATCTCGCTACGGGTACGTGGTGTTTTAGAACTAACACGTTTAGACGGTCTGCAATAGGGTGTTCCCTTTCTTTTTGTACCACACGCTTTGCCAGATTGATCCTTCCACTTCTCTTTGTCCCATCGTTTCAGGGCAGCACCCTTCTTAGTCTTGCGTACCTGTCCCTTCTTTTTGCGACACTTGGCTATTGCTTGTGATGCACGTGCTGATGGGAATACACTGTATCGACTTTTAACTGAATGATAGCATGCGTCCTTCTTACTCATCTTCTACTCTTCTTTCCAACACACTTCCATTTCTTTCGAGACAGGTTGTTTGGAGTGTTAGGATTATTGCGTTTTTTGGCTGACAGTCGTTTCTTGATACCATAAGATCTGGCGCAGTACGAGTCTCCCTTTTTCGAACCTGGTTGTATACGATCCTTTCCAGATTTACTTTTGCCGGCTTGCCCATACGACACGCGTTTCGTGCGACCAGTCTTCTTATTCTTGACCACCTTGACAAATCGTTTTCCACGCGCTGGTGTCCGTTTTTTAATTGGCATTGTTTACCCGTATCAATGATGCTTTTATCTCACTAATCATTGTACTTAATGTAGACAGACTTTGCTCTACTAAACTCATACGTTTGTCCAAGTCTGTCATTTCCTGTACAATCGTATTTCTTATTGCCTGTTCCTTTTCTTGCATGTCTTGTATGACTGAATCATACCGCGCTCGTAACTCCGCTTCCTTTTGTTCCGCCTTAACTTCACGTTCATCGGCGCGACGTTGCAGGTCTTTATTTTGAGTGTACAAAAATATTGCGAACGCTACATTGGCACCACCACTCATTAACAGCTGAACAACCTCTCCTTCCATAAGACCTCCGATGGGAAAAAGGAGTGCCCCGTAGGACACTCCCCAACAACTAATCATTCAATCACTCAGAAACCTGAAAATACATAACAGTAATTTGGTCGCCTGAATTGGGGGCCGAACCAAAAGTTACGCGCAAACTTCCGCCAGTCCCACCAGTAGGATCCAGTGTATACTGGTCTTGACCAGATGGAGAAGACTCAACAAGTCCCATTGCCAAACCGTTTCGGAATACAATGGCACCACCAAGCATGGTAGAATCAGCAGCAGCCGCAGCATCAAATGTTGTACTAGAACCATCACCAGCAGTCAATGTTTCGTAAGATGCCATAAAGTTAAGTTTGGCAGCAGTAACATTTCCATCAGAAATCTTTACTGTTGTCACAGCATTGTTGGCCAATCGAGCAGCATCGATAGCATTATCGGCAATCTTAGCTTGTGTTACTGCATCATCTTCAATCTTTGCTGTGGTCACAGCATCAGAAGCAATCTTTGCTGCTGTTACAGCACCGCTTGCCAACTGTGACGACCCAACGCCACCAGAAGCAACACTAAGACCATTAGTATCGTTATTCAAAGTAGAACCATCAAGTTTAACAGCAAGGTTGCCACCTGTGCCGCTAAGACCGTTTCCTAAATTGAGTTTATCAGCCGCAATACTCCCAGCAAGTTTGGCATTTGTAACGGCACCATCTGTAATTTTTGCTGTTGTTACAGCATTAGAAACCAATCGTGCAGAATCAATAGCATTATCGGCAATCTTATCTTGTGTTACTGCATCATCAGCAATCTTTGCTGTGGTCACAGCATCTGATGCCAACTGTGACGACCCAACACCAAGACTACTAATTTTTAAACCACCTGAACCACTTGTAAGAGTTGATCCATCTAGTTGTACACTAGCAGTTACGGCAGCACTACCATTGTATGATGTGGCAGACAGGCTAATACTACCATTTGTAGCAGCACTTAACCCAGCCAATGTGCCACCCAATGAGACACCACTTATGGTAGAGGTCAACAATTTTTCATTTGCAATGGACCCAGCCAACATGCTGTTGGAAATACCACCATCCGCAACCTTCAGGGCGTCTGATTCAATCACGATAGAAGAACCATCTACCTCGACATCAAGACGGTCACCTGTCTTGCTCAGGGCATCCCCAGCAGTAATGGAAGCGACCCCGGTGTACTGACTGAAACTTAAAGTGTTGGTTCCTACAACATCTGCACCTTTGTTTGATGTACAAACAAAACCTTTATCTCCATTTGCAGTACCCTGCTCAACAAAGAATGACGCACCAGCAGCATCACTTCCAGCAGCCAAGTCTGAGGCACGTGACCATGACCCAGCAGCGCAAATGTAAATGCCGTTTTCTACGGCGTTAGACTGAGCGATGACAGCAACACGGTCATTCGCAGATACCGATACACCATCAATTGTTTGTGTTCCACTCAATGTAATGTTTGCGGTCGTAGCAACTTTACATGAATCTTTGGGGTCAAGACCAGCAGCAACAGATTCTACGAAGCCACGCGTTGCAAGTGCTTGTGTGTTTGTATCAGATCCAGTGTAACGTACTTGACCCGAGAATGAATAGTTCGATGACCCATCCAGTTTGGTTGAATCAATCGCATTGTTTTTTACCTGTTCTTTAGAAATTTGAACTGCCATTGTTGGCTCCTATTTAAGTATGTATATAACGACAAGCGAATCATCACTTGCCGGTGTAAATGAAGTTGTGAAATTGGTAACAGACAACTCTCCAATGTCCGTGAACAGTTGGAGGAGTCCATTCCAATATACCTGCAAACTACCAGATTTGTAGTCACTGCTTACTGTGAAACTTTGGGTGGAACCGTCCGTCTGTGCACTAATATCTTCATACTCAAGATTGACTTCACCACCACCAGCCGTTTCAAATGGACTGGCAACTGGCATTATTCACTCCAAACTATTTGCGAGTAGTCAATTGTAATGTTTCCAGAACCGTTTATTTTGAAGAACAAATATACATCTGCATTATCAAATTTGCTCTGCACTGGCAGTTGAAACTCATACACAGCACTACCTGATGTGGTGGTCGTTACACCCAAGGCAATGTCCCCCGCTGTGTCTGGAAACCATACGTGGTCACCAGCCGCATCCCAACAACCTTTGACTGTTAGACTGGTATTGCTACCACCTAACCCAGTGCATCGAACTACGATTGACATTGGTCGTCCAAGAAACTTACCAGATGTGTCAATTTGTTCTGGTACTACCAGCGTGTGTTTGTGAAATTTTGTAGCGTCAAAGTTTTGGCCTACTGCTGCTACGTTTGTATCGTTAATACTTGGGTGATCTATGTGTCTAATGTTCATTGTTCCTCCGATAGTTTATTGTTTGGGTTGAATCTTTTTGCGTTCAGAACTCTCTGCTGCCTTCTGTTGCCTTCTCATTTCTTTAAGGACTTCTGCCAATCTCTCTCGTTGTTGAAGTTCAGGTTTCTTAACACGTCCAGGTGTAACCATTCCAAATGTAGCACCTACGCGTTCCATTGGAGTAAGTTTTTGATATGGTGTACCTTCACCTGACCACAGTTTTGAATAGTCGTTTAGTGGTCGCTGTATACCTGTAATATTTAGAAGTGCCATAAACTGCTTTAGTTTCTCCATTTGATACTCGTCAAGGTCATAAATTACATACTGGTCTTTGTCCATGTCCTTGGTACCATAGTCCTCTTCTGTTGCAATCCGTGGGGTTACTGTGCCACCCACTATAAACTCGATGTTATCTATCAAGTCTTGTTGATCTGATGAAATCATTTTGAGTATTGGTATAAACTGTGGCGGGAACTTCTTCGGCAGATACTTGCCTGCCATGCTGTCCAGTCCCAATACAAACTTTAACTTGGGGTCAATAAACCTTCCTGCTACCTTCATCACTGGTGTAGTGTCTTCTACAACGTTGTACATATTAAACGCATCCACTATTAATGCCACGCTTTCTACAGCAGGTATGGCAGGTCGCATGTTAAAGAAGTCATACTCGGACTGTTTGCCACCAGGTTTGTAGTCTGTAAACCCACGCACTGCCGTGTAACTTGGCATAAACACTTCATTTGGAAAACGCTTGTCATCATTCAAGGCTCTAGACAGTTGGTTCATACCTCGATGCAGCTTTATCATGTTGAGGTACCGACCCAGTGTATTTGGGTTTAACATACCTCGAAGCAAGTCTACTGCTGCCTGACGTGAAAAGTTGTAAAACACAAAGGCATAGGTGCTCAATGCCTTCTCAGGTGCGGTCAAATCATTGTAGTCAAACAATGAACGTCGAGCCAACTCTACTGCTTCGTCAAATGCCATTCCTTCTTTCAGTGCTGTAATCATTGCACCACTTCGGAACATCATATCTTCTTGAACAAGTATTTCAGACAACTTATCGGCAAACTCTACACCTGCACTTTCAATCTGTTTCATACGAAGCATAAAACCATTGCTGAATCCACTGTACTTTTTGTTGTTGGCTTCCAAATATGTAATTAACTTTCCTTCTGCCAACACATTGTCTACAAAGTTAAACTGCGTACGTACCCCAGATTTTATAATCGCATCGTATATCTGACGGTATGTGTATTTTTGACCTGTCGGTGTGGTAACAGCAATTTCATATGCTCTTGGATCAAGTTCATTCGACCCATACCACACAGTGCCTGATGCAGATTTTAAAGTGTCTACACTTCGTATGTCGCGTCCAGTGGTTGCATATGTAATAATGTTACCAGATGCAACGTTTATCCCATGAGAACGTGTTGCCGTTGCTAGAGTAGAAACATAAAACATTTGCTGAGTGTACCCCAAAAATTTCTGTACAAAATTTAGGGCAGAAGCACCCTTCTTTCGTATATCTTCTGAAATGTTGTTATCAATCCATTGACGTATATTTTGACGCACTTTTCCCAAACCATGACGACTAAATTGCTTTTCAAACTCTTCGTATTGCTTCAGACCAAACAACATCTTACCGTATTCTGGGTCTTTCATAAAGTCAGCTAAGGTCTTCTCCATTTCATCTAAGGTGTAACCACGCTCAAGTATTTTGTTGTTACGGAGCATAATAGTCGCATACTCATTTGCTTTGTATGCCATGTCACGTACTGTATCTGGATCAGATGGAGTTTTGAGGATGTCGCGTATCTTGCCAAACTCTGTGTCTGTTAGGTCTATACGAGTACTCAACCACTCTAACTGTGCCAACAAACCTTGCTGACGTACCGACTTGTACTCGTCTTTGATCTCCTGTAACTGTTCATCGTACTTGTCACGTATTGCCTGTCTGGCACGTTCATTGGCAGCAGCCACACCCTGCTTTTCCATAGACTCAATTTCTCTACGAGTCTCCATCAGTTTGGCGGCTTTGTCTGCACGTTCCTTCTCGTATCGATTGCGTATCTCGCTTTCTTTCTTTTTAAGTTCTTTACGGAGCTTGGCTACTTTACTAAGTGGTCTTTCTTTTTCGGGTATTGCAGCGTACTCTTCATTACGCTTCTTTTTGATTGCTGAGTATTTTTCTTCAATGGCTAGTTTCTTGGCAGCGGCTTCAGCATTTATTTTGCCCACATCTTCCACACGTTCTTTTCTAGCTCGCTCAAGTAAGGGGTCATACTTTTTTATAATTTCTTGTACTTTGTCACGATACTGTTGTCTATTTAAACCAGTGCCTGCAAGTGCATCTTTCTCAGCTTGTGCATCTGCCTTGATTTTTGCTTCTTGTACCCTGTATCGTTTGTTTCGTTTTTTGTTGTCTTCTTTACGCTTTGCTTCAATAGGGTCTGTTTCAGCCTTAGCCTTTGCATCTTCTTCACGCTTTATTTTACTGCGTACTTGCTCTTCCTTGTTCTCTCTGGCTTTCTTAATACGCTCTTCATAGTCTTCTTTGATTGGAGTGAGCTCCTGCTCAATCTTGGCTTCCTTGGTGTTTCTCAATGACTCTATGTCAAGCGTGTACTGTGCTTTAATAGTCTCCAAAGAGTCAAGCACTTCTATCTGACCAGTTTCTGTTACGGTTTGAAGTTCATACTTCTTCTCAAACTTTACATCGAACTCAGTGTCGTCTACAAGTTCCTGTACCTTCTCAAGTATCTGCGACTGGATGTCGTCTAGTTGATCAACATCTACTTCTGCTTTTAGTTTCTGGTATCGTAACTCCATGTCTGCGAAGGAACGCAGATTGCTCATGATGTCTTCTGTTACTGATGTTGCTGTTGCAAGTTCATGTATAGTTGCTTTCATCAGAGTGTCAAAAGACTCTTGAGTTACATCCTGCCCTTTAAACAACGTACCTGCATCTGTAGGCTTCAAGCTGCGGTTAATCATTTCAACCAACAAACCGTCATGTATTCTACGCATTTCAGCATAGAAATACGAACCAGAACCTAGTCGTTCAATACTTGCCAATGCCTGTTCAGCATCAACTCTACGTATATCGTTGGGGTCTAGTGTTCTGTTGATTTTGTAATATGCCACGTCCCGTAACTTTACCGTAGGGTTATTGGGGTCCATAACGTCTATGCGTTCTTCTTTGATTTTCTTACTCCATTCATCAATACGCTGACCAAATATGTTCCAAAAGTTACCTGGGTCTTCAATCATTTCTGAAGCAGTGTCTGTTAAAAACAGTTTGTAGGCTTCTTTACCTTCAACAGAATACAGGTCTTCAAGTACCACTTGTTTAAATGCAAATGCACGGTCATAATAGTTGAGGTTAAGCACATCGTAATCTGCGTATATCAGCTGACGAAACATGTAGTCCAAGGTGTCTTCCAACGCTGCTGCTTGCTTCATGGCCCCTACATCGGTCTTGGGTATTGGCCCAATAACCATATGCCCAACAGCATCCATAACCCCAATATCACCATCAATGCCATATGCCTTGCGCATTTCAGTAGACTTGCCTTTAACAAGCTGCTTCGTTTGCTTCTTCAGTTTCTCATCCAGTCCGGCAGCCTGCCTTTGTATCTTAGCCACCATCTGTTCTTGCTCATACGCTAGGGCTGTTTTGGGTGCTGTCTTTGGAGCATTCATATCTTTGAGTACAGGCTTAGACCTACCCAATGCACGTCTTGCCCACTTGTTTGCCGCTCCAAAGGCATCCGTCATGGTTTCATACATAGCCCCTGCTGCATCAAAAGCGGCGACACCTTGTCTTGCCGTAGTGCCTTCAGCTTCCCTCAGTCTCTTTTGGAGTTTGTCGCCAAGCAAGTTGATGTCTTCTGTAGTTAAACCTTCCTGCAATACCATTGCTTGCCTGGTGTTGACTCTATCAAGTATTTCATTGTAGTCATCACCGTACAGTTTACCTTGATCAAGCGATGTGGTAATGCGCTCATAGGTTGCCGCAGGAAGTGGCAATGACTCTATCTCCGCCTTCAATAAATCTGCATCGAAACTATCTAGGTAAAACACTATGTCAGGCTTTTCAGTAGCAACTGTAACAGTGTCGAAGTCGCTACCATATCGACCACGCGCTTCAGCAGCAGGTACCATTTCCATGCCAGTACGAGTCTTTGGAGTAATAGCCCTTTTAAACACTCGACCTATAGGGTCGTTGTTTACACGCTCTAGAAACTTAGGGTACGCATCTTTATGAATAGCAGCATCACGACTAACAAACTGTATCTTCTCCAAGCCACGCATTGTTGGTGTGTTTTCGAATACCAACTTACGAGCATAAATGGTATCAAGTGCATCTTGTGTTCGACCTATTTTAGTCATGCCGCTGTACACTTCATCAGCACGACTAGTGTACAAGTCTTCTAGATACTTTACATCTGCCACTACTCCACGTTGTTTGGCACTTTGTATAGCCTGCTCAAACCCAACCTGTTCTGCTTCATCAAGTATCTTTACGTACTCGTTGTATTCATCCAGTGCTTTGTTGTTGGTGTACAGTTCATCTAACTGCTTGACTGCTGTAACCTCATCGATGCCTTGTTCGTCCACCAGTCTTTTAACATTAGTGGCATAGCCGGTTTCATCTAGTCCAACGTTTGCCAAATCATCAAGTGGAGTAGCACTTTTGTTGGCTACATTTCTAGCAGACAGACTCTTCTGCACGTCTGCTGTAAGCAATATGCGACCGTCACCCATACTCCAGTTGCTAATCTTGTCAACGTGCTTTGGAGCTATCTTCTTGGCAGTGTATGACACCAAGTTGAAGTCATCCAGTATTGGCTTCAAGGTACTTGACCCTATTAAATTAGCATAGTCTGATGCCTTGTTTGCCTCACCAAGAGCCTTTCTTGCTTTTATCAATTGACCGGTACTAGCTATGCTATACAATCCTTTGGCAGCACCCACTGTTGCTGCTATGTCTGGATTAAGAAACAGGTCAAACCCTAAAAGGGCAACGTCATAACTGGTTCGTTCTGAACCAGTTACACCAAAGTTGTCAAGCGCATCACCAACATGACCTGTAATACCTTTGTCAGCAGCAATCGCACCTAGCACAGGGTCTTTTTCAAACTCAGGTTGCGTTAGCCTTCGTTGCTCCTGACCCCTTGCTGCAAAGTCTTCTCCAGTAACTGCTTTGATGGCAGGGTAGGCTACATATTCTGTAGCTCCAACAACAAGTGCGGTTGGTATAGCCATCGCCATTTTAAGGGTGTATCCAAGGGGTGTTTCAAGTGTGGCACCACCAAGCAAACCTTCTTTGCTCAGTATCTGTGTACTAGATGCCAAATCTGCATAGGCTTCTGGATTGGACATGACCAAACTTTTACGTACAGGGTCCGTGTACCATTCACCACCACCAAGTTTCTCATATGCATCTATACGAAGCATTGCCTTTTTGTTAGCCTTAGTTGGTGTCAAATCTAGTGTGGTTTTAGGTATTAACCCTGCGACTACTGGATTCTCTGTAAAGTACTCCTTCAAGTATATGTCATAGTTCGTCAACAATGGACTATCTGCTTGAAACACATCGTCTGCAAGCTGCTTGTTTGCCTGGAAGTATTCATACACATTTACTGGTATAGTGATTGACCGACCGCCTGCATTAAAACGATAGTGTGGTATCTTTGTCTCACCTACCAAAGGCTCTTGCTCTGCCATGTATTGTTGTACTTTGGCTTCTTTGATGTTGCGCAGGTACCGCATTTGATCAGCATCAAAGTCTGGTATGCCCTTAGATATCCCTACGTCTTCATATCTATATGTTAGCGCACCTGCTAAACCGCCTTCTGGTTCTTTCTTGTCCCTCTTCTCCAATGGCTTTACATCTGCAAACCCAGACAAGGTATCCATCACCGCCTGTTGTGCTTCTAACTGAGACTTGCCGCGTCTTCGATTTTCATTGTACAAGTCTTTAAAACTATTGACATAGATGTCTACTTCAGATTCTTCTAAATTAAACGACTGCTGTAACAGTTGTGGCAACACCGCATCCAGTTGTGGCTCTAGATCAAACCCCTCTTGAAACTTGCCGTACATTGTTGTACCAGGTTCTTTACCCTCCAAAAAATATGCCTGTGGTTGTACTGCACTCTTCAATCGAGCACTGAATGGTTTGTCAGGACTCGGTACAACTTGTGGCATCGTTGGAGTCAAACCAAACTTTGGCTGCGCAGGTCGCACTGCCGTTTCAGCAAAGTCACCATAGTCAGCAGTCAAAGCAGTGCTCATCAAGTCATTAACAACACGCTTGCGCTCGTCCTCTGTGTATAAAGGAGCACCGAGGGCATCTGTTTTTGCTGACAATGCTATATCAAGAAATACTGGTATGGTTGCCGCATCCACACCCGACATAATTGCAACCTCTAGTTCTGCTGCTGTCGTTGGGTCGTATTGCTTAATTTGTTGTATTAACGCTTTGTCTGCTGCTGACAGTTTCATTTTACTTCTCTTGCATGTATGCCAAGTACATTAAGTCTAAGAACTCATTGCTCTTTTTCTGTTGAAGTGAGTTTGGTATGTTTGTACGGATTTGCTTCTGCGCATTTTTGTACATTCTATCAGCATCTTCTGCTTTTGTTTCTTCGTTTACTGGAAACAAGCTACTGACCAATCCAGCACTGACTTTATTAAGACCACGCACCTGCTTCGCAAGTGCCATGTAATCACCGCGATTCTGTGCTTGATTCTTTTCAACCATTTTGATCTGACGGTATTTTTTGGGGTCAAGTACTCGGTCTAACTCTTGTATAACTTGATCTTTAAACTTTAAGTACGCAGGGTTGCTTGGTCCAAGCTCCTGTGCTTTTTGCATAATCATTTCCAATGCCAGTTGCTTCTTTTGCATTGGAGTGCCAAACTTAACAGGGTCGAACTCTGCTTTTAGTGTTGGCTTCTTTTGTGTTTGCAACATACGATCGTACAACTCTTGGATGCTACCAGTTGGTCGAGGTATTCCTGTTGGTGTTGGTGTTGGTGGAGTGAGAACTCTGTCTGTATACTCTTGCCTTAAAGCATCACCTATTTCTGTCTGCATTGGTCTAGGTTGTATTCTAGGTTCAATCTCGGGTCGTATGTATGGTTGTATATCTGGCTCAGGCTCAGGTGTTACATTTTCTACTACTGAAGGCTTAAACTCAAACTGATCAGCCTGCAATCCACCCAATGATTCTCTTGGTCTATCTTTTTCAACAACACCACGACTAACATTTTCCTGCATGGTAAATGGAATAGGTGGTCGTACAGGGTCTGCTACCAATGAAGCAATCTGTGCGCTTTGGGCTGCATCACGTGGATACAAACCATCAGGACCACTCGCACCCAATACATCCATTGCCATTTCTGTTTCAGATGTTGGTGCTGGTGTTGGTGTTGGTGCTGGTGTTGGTGGTCTATATGAACTTCTCAGACCATAGTCTTCAGTTGCTATCTGTCGCATCAAGTCTGTTTGGTTTAAGTTAGGTGCTGTAGGTGCTTGACCCGATACAAGTTGTTGCTCCAATGACCGTATACGCTCTTCAAGTGGAGTAATCATTGCGCTATAGTCTACACTTGGTGCTTCAGGTACAGGCTTTTGATCTTTAAATCTTTCTGTTTTAAATTGAGTGCCACCACTGCTTGTACCTGTTCCAGTATCAGGTTGTTCTGCAAGACCTTGGTATTCGTCAATAATTCTTCTTTGCTCACTTGGATTATCTGCATTTTCTTCATACAATGCTCGTGTTGACAGTAAGTCTGTACTTCTTTGTCTAGCTGCTACGGCATTGGTTATTTGTTGTTGAGTGTCGGCATCCAAAGTTTTAAAAAATTCTAGTTCTTCACCTTCATAAAAACTTGGATTGCCTTTTTGTATTAGTTGCCGTAACTTTTGTGAACTTACTTTGTCTGCTGCTTTAGCCAATTCTTGTGTTGCTGTTTTAGCAGACTTATCAATTGCACTGTCAAGACTTTTGTTAAACTCTTCTTGACTAAACCTTCTTTGCCCTCGGCTACGCCCACTACCACTACGACTACCGTCACCAGATGTGATGACTTGCTTCCGCCCTCTTGCTCGTTCTGCTTCTTCTTTGTACTGCAACTCCTTCATGCGTATCTGTGCTTCTGCCTCCTTCAATCGAAGAGCAGACACATCGCCACGAGCCAGATCAATCTGTTTGCGAATGTCAGCCTGCATATCTTGATATGCTTTTAATCTGGCATCGTAATCAGCATACTCTCTGTCAATACGTTGCTTGGCATCTGCCTGAGCTTGCTTAATCAACATGTACTTCTGTTGTGTTACCAAGTCAGCCCATGACTGTCCACTTGATGTTTTTCTAGGGTCACGACCGCTACCAGTAATGACATATACCCCTTGTCCACCTACTTGTTGAATAGCCATCTTATTGTCTCCCTGTTATCATTTGTTGCAAAAGCAATGCAGCAGCCTCAGCCTCTCTCTGTCTATCTGGTTGTGCCATATAAGATACATCGTTTATGCTTCCGTCTTCAGTAAACAATGCTATTTGCGAGGCGTCTAGTCCTAAGGTTGGTCCTATGGTTGTTTGCAATGCTTGTCGCCCTTGTGGAGTGCTTAAGGCTGATTGCGCAATAGCCTTACCAGTTTCTTGTGCTGCTGCGACTTGACCTGCCTGTTGTACTTGCTGTTGGGCAAAGTTACCAAGTAAACGCTCTAGTGCTATTTGACTGGCCGCTGTTTCAGCAGCAGATTGAAATGGTGCTGTTAAGCCTTCTGCTCTTGTCCTTTTGTATTGGGCTTGTGCTGCTTCGAGGTCTTTTATCTCTTGTTCTTGTTGTGCTTGACGTGTCAGGTCCATACCCAGTATCTGTGATGCCAAATCTGCTTCTAGACGCTGTCTGCTCTCATCCGCCATCTGTTGACCCAACAATGCCATTTGTGGCTGTGCTGTGGGCTGTGTGAGCCTTGCACGTTCAGCATCTGCAAACTGTTGTGCTTGTTGTCTAGTGCCACGCATCTGAGCTTCAATCTGAGCACGTTCACGCTCTGTTAGTCCAAGCAGACCCATTTCTTGTTTGCGCTGCATTTCACGAAGTCGCTTTTTTTGGTCACGCTCAAATTTACTTGGGATAATGTCCGGTAGTGCTCCAAGGGCTGTACCTGCCCCACTTAACAATGCGCTTTTACCTAGTGCTGGCAAAGCGGCTGCTGCTGCCGCCCCAGCTCCTTTTGCCGCTGCTGCCTTTGCTGCCAACAATGCTGCTGTTGTTAATCCTGCTCCGATTGCCATAGTTCACCTACACATGGAATGTTTCTATTGTAAATGTTTGACAGTTAATCTGCCCCTTCTCAACCTTGGCATTGACTGCCACTGAAAACTTATATCTGCCTGCGTTCAATGTTAGCATACGAGTCATCATTATGCTTCGATGACCTGCTTCTTCACCTTCTTCTCCAGCGTCTATTGGAGGTAGTGGTGTACTTGATCCAGCAGTATCAAACTCAAATACATACGCCCTAGTGCCGTCAAGACGGGTTATCAATCCATCCTTTTCATATTGAAGTACAAACTTATTGTCCCAAAGGTTTTGCCCTGGTGATTTGGTAACAGTGCTGTTTGTATCAGCAAATGCTTTAGCATAGAATGTAATCATAATCTTTGTATTGTTCTTCAAAATGACTACTTCTGCACCAGTGTTGTTTAATGACTGAAAGTCTTGGACCGTAGGGCTGACTTGATTACTGCTCTTAGTGGTCGAGGTGAACCAAGTAAATGCTTGTGGTAGTCGTATTTTCGATACACCCTGAAGAGTCTTAGAAACAAAGTCACCAGTTTGTACAGAAGTAATAAGACGAGGGGTAGCAATACTCTCTCCAACAAAGGTATCCACAGATACGTCAGCAGCAATGATTTCTTGGTTGACATATTCCCTCAATGCATCTTCATTGGATGCGTGGTTGGTGGCTGATAAGACAGATCCATCTGCGTATGTAAACGGTTTGGTAAATGCCATTAGTTCTCCACTACAATAACTTGTATGTGATTGTGCTGAATGTTAACTGTATTGGATGCATACCCTACACATGCTTGAAGTTCAATAGAGTCAATTACAACGTTTGGTGAGAGTGTAGCTAATCCACTAAAACAAAAGTTGCGAAAGTAAATTTTCCCTGCGGTAGATGTTGTTCTGTTTGTAATTGCTGCCTTGCCGGTAAAGCTATATGTACAGTTTGCAACGTCAACAGTCGTTGCGCTACCGCCAGCGGTAACACCCATAAACAATCTAAAAGCAAATGTATTGTAGTTTGTTTGACCTGACTGTCCGTTTCCATCTCCTGCGTCTGACAAAACTGACTCTGCTATTAAACCACTGGCATGCACTCGAACAATTACATTTCCATGAGTGGTATAGTTAGGAAGAACTTTGCTTTGCGTTCCTGATACATTTTCAATGGTTGTAAAAGTAGTGCTACTTGTTGCCCAATCTGCAGTGCCATCGTAATCAAATGTGTAAAGACTTGTTATTCTATTTGAACCGCTAAAATGCTTTCGTTGTGCCCACTCAGTATTTATATTGACGTCTTGTACACTACTGCTAGCAACACTGTTATACACCGCATTTAACTGTGCTGCCGTTGGTGCTTGCCCACCTTCAAAGTATTGATTCGCTATTTTACCCATTTTTACCTCTTAGTGTTGCATGCCCATATGGATGCACCATATATTTCCATTCTAGAAATAATCGTATCTGTAGACGTATCTGGTGGTTTGTTGTTGGCTTGCCATTTCAGTTCCAATCTTACAGGTTGTGAACCTACAAACAATTTAAAAGGTACAGACAAATTTGACAATCTTGGATATACCCTACCTGTTTCTGCTATCAATACATCATTGCAAAACAAACCCCATCGACTCCACCACTCTTCACCACGTATTTCGTTGACTCCAGTTGATATCTCTAACACATCAAAACCATGACGAAAGTTTATATCAAAGCAACCATTTAACGTTCCGCTCTCAGCCTCAAAACTCAACACCAAATCATTATATGCACTGTCTATATCTTGCAGGTTATTCCACCCGCTTGACCAACTACCGTTTTGAAGGTCAAATGTATGAAGTGGCAAGTGTATGTTAATACCGCCTTCGTAAGTATTCCATCGACGTACAAAATGGTAGTCTTGTGTTTGCCCTTCATGTTTAAAACCAAATACATTAAGGGTGCT